TGATCAGTTTGTGATCTGTGCATTTTCTGCAGTGATTACAATCCTTTGCTGTGCAGAATCGTTATATTTTGGTTACACTCAGAAACAACGGAGGGATCTAGATGTCTATGGGATCTATACTCAATCAATACATACACGACAATTTTAAGAATCGGCGGGCCTTCTGTGAGGATATAGGATTCAGAGAGAGCACGGTTTCTAACTGGTGCAATGATCGCGCCACTATCCCGCTGTCAAAGATTGCAATTATGGCTGAGTATTTTCACGATCTGACAGGTGAGCCGCCGAACCTCTTTATATTTAGAATAGTCATGCATGAGCCAACTGTGCGCGCCGTGCTGTCATCGTTTCAACAAAAGCAGCGGGATCAGAAATGAAATACATAGTAATAGATACAGAGACAACGGGACTCGATCACAAACGGCACGAGTTGCTGAGTTTGGGTGCAATCGTGATGATTGACGGGGTAATCACAGAGCGCATCGAGATCAAGATCAAGCCGCGTAACATCGATCAAGCAGATGCTGAGGCTCTCCGGATCAACGGCTATAGCCCGTACAGATGGAAGAACGCGATTGAAGGCGAACACGCTGTAACAATCATCAAGCATCTATTTCTGGCACATCTTGACGGGATCTTAGTGGGGCACAATGTAAATTTTGATATAAAGTTCTTGAGGGCCTTTGCTGACTCCTATTATCAAGAGTTTTCTTTCCCAGTGCCGTACATAGACACGCGGGACGTTTGCCGCGTCAATCTTGCCCCGTATGGCTGTGCTAGCATGTCTCTTGATAACATATGCCTCTTCTTAGGTTGGAAGCGTAGAAAGGCGCACACGGCGCTCTCAGATTGTGAAGATTGCATAAAGATCCTCCGGTGTATGGTTCCACCCTCTCCAAAATTTATTATGTATGTGAAACTTAGAGGCGCAATTGCTAGCGTCAGAGGATTATTATCATGAACATGAAAGCAATTAACAGAGTCACTAGCCGCACGGCCGTCACTGGTGTCGGGTCCAGTTTTGATCTGGCAAAGCGGATCGATATAGATATGGAGATGTTCCCGCCGTCTCAAAGTTTTGAGGGGTATATGTCTCTTATTACTCTGCAACTCTCCAGTATCAATGCAGCGGCTAAAATTACGCTGAGATTGTGCAGAGACACAGCAGGCGATCAGATGCTCATAACCGATACACAGAGCGACATTTTCACAGGCATCACAACGGCGACAAAAGGAACGGCTATATTTGCCCTCAATAGTTTTGTGAAAGTGGCTGAGGCTGGAGATCTGTATGCGTTTGTAAAACTGAATACAGGCTCGTGCGATATTGATTTCTGTGAGATCACATATCAAGGGGATCGATAATGGCTATTGTACAGATCATCAATAGAAGCGGCGGCACATCTGATACCGGGGGCGGAGGATCTACAACACTCAAGATCGAGAATCTATCCAGTCAAGTCAACGGCTCAAATATAAACTTCAGCACGTCCAGCCAGTTTGTCGAGGATAGTATTCAAGTCTATTACAATGGCGTTTTACAGATACAAGGCGGATCGGATGACTATACAGAGGATGGAGATCGGCGTGGTGTTACTTTTGCGCTAGCCCCTGAGACTGGTACAAAAGTAGTCGTGATATATTCGGTGAGTGCCTAAAACAAGAAAGGGAGCCGAAGCCCCCTTTTGTTATTCCTTTGCCCATTCGATCAAGGCATCAAGTTCCCCAAAATGTCCGAGTGTATACAGGATACTTCTAGCGTCTTCAAGTGATTCCGCTTTAATTTCTTCTCTATTGTCATCGAGTAAGATTGTAAAAGTATTACTTTCAATCTCTCCGATGTGAACTCTTTCAGTTAGATCGTGATTGGCAAGGATGATTGTGTGAATGTTCCACTCTTTGATCTCTAAGAAAAGAACCATGTAAGGAGCGAAGGTTTCAGAGTTAGTTAATCTTTTGGTATTCATAATACTATCCGTTGTTGTTTTAGATTTTAAGAGGCTGCGATGTCAAAGAACTAACCTTGTTGGTTATATTTATATATTAAATCATTATTCTAGGTTTGTAAACATATTTATACAACTTTATTTAATAAATAGTCAGATAGTTAGACAGATAGCCCGCAAATAGCGACACTATACGCAGATAAAAAAAAGAGATCCTCTGCAGGTGATACAGAGGATCTCAAGGGTTGATGAGTGCTGAGGGGATTAGTTATTGATGAATCCGCGGATTGTTACACGATCACCATTGGCAAGGTTCGCACCGAATACGATACGCCCAGCGCCGCCGCTTCCAGCGTTGTCAATCTTGTAATTGTCTTGAGCGTCTGGGGTATCTTTGTACTCCATCACAAGACCGTTCACGGCAACAGTAAAGAACTGCTTGAACTCAAGATCGACAGGTCCAGCCAATTCGAAAGCAAGAACTGATCCATTTGCATCAAATCCTTGAAAGAATCCAGCAAAATCAAGATTTTCTGTCTTAATTGCATCGTCTGCAATCTTTGCATTTGTTACACAGTCAGCGGCAAGTTGTGAACTGCTGATCGTTCCAACTAGGCTAGAAGTTGGATAGTTCGTAGCATCAGCCAAATCAAATGCAGGAGTTGCATCGCTAGCACCGAGAGCCAAAGACACGCCACCAAAAGACACGCTAGAGTTTGCGAGTTTTGCATTTGCGATCGAGCCGGCGAGTTGTGCATTGCTGATCGTTCCAGACAGGCTAGAAGTCGGGTAATTTGTCGCATCAGTCAAGTCAAACGCTGGAGTTGCATCGCTGGCACCAAGTGCAAGAGTTACGCCACCGAAAGAAACTGTGGAGTTTGCAAGTTTTGCATTTGCGATCGAGCCGGCCAATTTTGCAGAGGTGATCAAAGAGTCTGCAATGTATGCAGCGCTGTCAATAGCCCCGTCAGCAATTTTTGCCGATACGACCGAGTCAGCCGCTAGTTGAGTTGCTCCGATACCGCCAGAAGCGACAGATAAGCCACCCGCGCCAAGCGCAAGAGTTGCGCCGTCAAGAGATACAATCAAGTTGCCGCCGCTCTCCTCGACACCGTTACCGAGGTTCAATTTATCAGCAGGGATTGAGCCGGCTAATTTAGCGGCTGCAATCGATCCGGCAAGCATTGCATTTGTAACGCCTGAATCGGCAATCTTGATCCCGTCAGATCCAACAGACAAAGAAGATCCATCAAGATCGATTGTCAGGTTTGATACAGCAGCAGATCCGTTGTAACTGCTCATGCTGATACCATTGCCAGCGCTCAAAGAGTTGAGATTGCTACCCAGTGCAACGCCGGAGATCGTAGAGTTTGCAAGTTTAGCATTCGCAATCGAGCCGGCGAGCATTGCATTTGTGATTCCTGAAGCCTTAACTTGCAATGCATCAGAAGAGATTTCGATAGATGAATCGTCTGTCGCAACATTTAGCGTATTGCCTACCTTTGTCAGGGCAAGTCCCGCAGTAATTTGCCCAGCCCCTGAGAACTGAGAAAAGACGATATTGTTAGTGCCTACAACATCAGATCCCTTGTCTGAAGTACAAACAAATCCATTGTCGCCGTTTGCAGTTCCTTGCTCGACGAATGTAAATGCGCCAGCCTCTGCAGCACCGGTAGCAAAGTCAGCAGCACGTTGCCACGCTCCGGCTTTACATAAATAAATGCCGTTTTCTGTTTGGGTGCTCTGATCCTTGACGAGTACGCGATCGTCCGCTACAATCGAGACACCATCAATCGTTTGTGTGCCTGAAAGCGTAATGTTTGCAGTTGTAGCCGCTTTACAAGAGTCTTTAATGTCAAGACCTTGAGCAACGCCATCAACGTAGCCTTTAGATGCTACGCGGTTAGAAGCATCGCCCTCGGATGGGGTAGCAACTTGTAATACTGCATTTTGAAAATCAAAAGTTCCAGTTGATAAATCTAGTTTTGCGACACCGACCGCAGCATTTGCGATCTGGCGTCCGGTAATTTGAACAGCCATGTTTTTTATTCCTCATGTGTTGATTTTGTGAGTATTATACTCAGTGATAATGTATACGCCTGACAAGCGTTTTACAGTCGATGTATTGGAAATCGATTGCTAGGTCTTGAATACGCGGGCTTTGATCTGTGTTACCAGGCTGTTGATTTGTTCCAATTTTTGTTCGAGCAATGACATCCGCTTATCAAGATCTGAAATCTCTTTGACGATGTCCTCTCTGATCTTATCTTCTCTAGCCTGTAGATCAGCAATTACTTTGTCGTATCGTGTGCGGAGTGCGTCTTCTCGCTGCTCTGCTCTCTTCTCTCTCGCGTCGCTTCTCTTGCGTTGTTCCATGTATTGCCAGTATAGAAACGCAGCAAAGGCGACATTTGATCCGCCGTTCATGATCACTTGCATAACTTCTGATTCCATTATTCCCCCATCAAAAGCGTATAACTGAATTTGTCGTATCCAGTGTGCCGTGGTTGAAGTTTACACAGGGCTATAAAATGCGCGTATTCATCAGGATCTTGGATGACTTGACAGCCTGCACTGTATTGATCTACTGACTGACTGGCTACTATTCTACTTGCTCTATGTATATTGATTCCAAAGTATCCACATTCCTCATTTTGTCCGTAGTCGTGCACGTTGTCGGCGTTTCTATCTCTCCATACACAAACTTCATTACCGCGCTGCACCAGTGCTTCATATTGTCCACGGTGTAGGCCGAGCATGTATGCGCCTCGATACTGTCTGTTGTGTATCAAAATCGCAGTGTTGCCGTTTCTGAGATAGTATAGCCCTGCATCAGTTGTGCATTTGTACGCGTGCCACTGCCACGAGCCGCCTTCTAAGAAACAAATATGTATCCAGTCATCGAATCGATCCGGCTCCCCGTTTGGATTGCGCTCTCCGATAATGTTCATATCATAATCAACAGATTCAAACACAGTGAAGCCCGCCTCCTTTACGCGGGTCAATATGTGCGGGTAAGCATCTGGGCTTAATGGAATTCTCATGACATAACGCCTATAGTTAGATTGACAGAACTTTGAGAAGGATTCCAGCGCACGGCCAAGATCATTGCCCTTCTGTTGCTGTATGTATCTCCTGCGCCCTCTCTGAGTCCATAAATATAATTTGACGTGATTTCGATGATGTCGCCAGCCGTTAACAGGCAATGTTTTTCTGTCACTGTTAGACTCAACTCTTCATACGGCTCCGCATCCCATCGCCGCATACGGGTCAAATCTGCGTTTGCTTGTGTTGGCTGTATTGGACTATCCACACGATACACAAGCCGCAGATCCCTCGTGATTTCTGTGCTTGTTGGCAAAACTGGAATACTGTTGCCGCTAAATGTAACATCTTGATTGAGTCCTGTTGTATTGTTGAATGTGTTGATTGTGCTTGCACTGAATACGCTAGATTGTGAGGGGCTGTACAATGTATGTGAGTCGATGCTGATGATGTCTCGATCTGTAATGTGATCGCGTACCGTGAACCAATTTGCTTGATTTGGATTCTGGCAAACTCTCCAAGACAATTGATTCTGATCCCATACTGGCCACATGCCCATATTCAATACAGCGC